ATCAAGCGATGGGACGCAGAGACAAACCAAGAGGTTTATGACCTGGATGTCAATATCCGTGTCGTAAACGAAGACGAGAACCCAGAGGCGCTTAGGGCATATCGCGCAATCAAGCGTGGTGTCAAGTTGGGGCTTTCCATCGGCGCTCGAGTCGAAAAGGCCAGTCGAAAGGCTGCGCAGGGCGATCAGCCAGAGTCAATTGTAATTGAACAGGTCAGACTCCTTGAGGCAAGCGTAGTTGGCATTCCAGCCAACCAGCGCTCCTATCTTCATAACGCCATTAAGAGCATTAAGTCCGCAGGCGTTGACCTAGATCTTCTTGAGGAAGATTATTTTGAAACAATCGATAGCGTCAAGGCAGTTGAGATTGAGGGTCAGCCAACGGCGGATAAGTCACCGCTTATCGGATCGCTCTACACACTGCTCTCAGAGACAACTGCCTTCTACCTGAAGGCTCACGGCGCTCACTGGAACGTCGTTGGCGACGACTTCCCTTCGTATCACAAGCTTTTTGGAAAGATCTATGAGGACGTTCACGAGTCCCTTGATCCTATTGCGGAGAGCCTCCGCAAGCTAAACTCCCCAGCTCCTGCGGAGCTGAAGGATTTGGCCAGTATGACCTCTGGTCGCACTGAGGCAGAAAGCTATGAGGCAGAAGATCTTGCAAAGGATCTGTATGCTGCAAATGAAAAGCTGATTGAGCACATTATGGTTGCCTTTAAGGCTGCCACTGATCTCAATCAACAGAGCATTGCCAACCTCCTGGCCGAGCGCCAGGGTAAGCACCTTGAGTGGTCTTGGCAGCTTCGCGCTTCGCTTGCACCAGAGGAGGAAGAGTCAATGGACAACGATAAGCCGGAAATGCCGGGCGATGCTCCGGAATCAGCAGAAAGTAGTGTGGAGAATAGTATGGATAGCGAACTTGAGAAGAAGACCCGTGTGACCGTTACGGTCAGCACGGACAACGAAGATAAGCAGCCAGTAGCGGCTCCTGCGGTCTCGGAAGACGAGACTAACCCAGTGGAGAAGGAAGAGGTAAAGGCCTCTGCTTCGCCAGATGGTGAGGAAGACGCTCCGGTGGAAGAGCCTGAGGAGGCCGAAGAGCCCACTAAGGACCCATCCGTTGCTGCGCTTGAGGCGCTTGGCGCCAAGCTCGTCGAGGAGGAGAAGTCCCTCGACGGCGATGAATCATCCGTACAGCCGGAAGCGGCCGAGGCGGAAGTTGTTGTTGAGGCCCCCGTTGAGGAGGCCCCAGCGGCGGAGGTTGTCGAGGCTGATGTGACCCCCCTTGAGGAGGTCAAGTCAATCGCAAAGTCCGCTCTTGATGCAGCCAACGCTGCTCACGAGGAGGTTGCCGCCCTTAAGGCGCAGGTGACCGAACTCGCAGAGGCAAAGGCCAAGGTCGAAGAGGACATGTCGAAGGCTCTCGATCTCATTGAGCGCATTAGTGCTCTTGGGGTTGGGCGAAAGTCTATTGATGTTCCGCAAGGAATTCAGGTTAAGGCCGCGGAGAATGCTCCGTGGTTGAGCCCATATGTACAGCGCGTCCTTGAGGCGCAGAAGGATTAATAGATCATGAGTGAGATTCGTGAGAAGCTCCAGGACGTCGAGCGAGGCCTTGCCTCGTTGAACGATGTCCACGTTGGTCGCGAGATCGACGTCGAGAAGAAGAGTACGTTTGACCCAGCAGAGGCCTATGCCGTCCAGCGCGAGCTTCGCAAGAAGTTCTCGAAGATGTCAACCACCGAGCTCAACGAGATGCTCGATGTTCAGGCTTCGACACAGGCAGGAAAGCAGGCCGATTCGGCAGTGCTTAACCAGCTTGCGATGTCAAACCCAGCAATCGCAAAGGCCCTTGATAGCTCGGCCGGCACGGCGCTCATCCGCCAGGACCTCGAGCCTATCCTTTACAGCCTTTTCGTAAAGAAGTTCCCATTCTTTGAGCGCATTCGCAAGGAGCCGGCAAACGGCCTCGTGCACGCGTTCAACCAGCAGACCGCCTATGGCGATGCCGTATTCCAGACGGAAACCGGCACCGTGACGGACGATAACGCGACCTATGTGCGCCAGACGACTAACGTCGCCGTGCTCGCAACCCGCCGTGGTATCACCCTCAAGAACCAGTTTGCGCTTGGCGCCGGTGGTTCTCCGTTCAACGGCCTTTCCCAGGAGCTTGGCAGCGGCGTCACCGCCATTGCTAACAAGCTTCAGAAGACCCTGTTCCAGGGCAACGCAACCGTGACCTCGGGTGCGGGCGCAGCGACTGAGCTTGGTGCCTATGACGCCAACTCGTTCGATGGCCTCCGCAAGCTCCTTGGCACGGCCGCCGCTGCCGGTAACGAGATTGTTGGCAAGGGTACGGCTTCGTACCTTTCCACGATCAACACTGCCGTCGCTGGTGTCCTTGACAACGGTGGAAACCCATCGGCAATCGTTTGCACCCCGACGGATTACGCCGGTCTTGTAAACGAGCTCACGAACCTTGTTCGCTACAACGCCCCATCGCAGGTTGACCAGCTCGCTGGCGCAACCTTCGGCTCGGTCGTTACGGCGGCTGGTTCGCTTCCAATTCTTGCGGTCCCAGGCGACGCCATTGGCGCGTATGCGATCTCAGGAACGGACTATCGCGATATGTACGTGGTAGATGAGGCCGGCTGGTCGATGCCGTACCTTGGTTCGGACTCGATCACGACGCTCGAGATCCCGATTGGCGTGAACGGCGCCCTGACGCGTCTCTACATCATGTATGTGATGCAGGGCTTCGCGAACAAGGCCCCTCAGTTCCAGGCCAAGATCCGCGTAACCGCCTAATCTAGGCAATTTGCTGAAGGGACCCCGGAGCAATCCGGGGTCCCGGAAGCGTTAGGAGCAAAAAATGTTTGAAGAGAAGAAGGAAGCTCCTGCGGTAGATTCCGCAGCAGTAGCCAAGAAGGCCGTAGCGGCCGCAAAGGTTGCTGTTGCCGATGACCAGATTGTTAAGATTCGCAACCATAGCGGACTTTCATCTTTGGTTCTCGGAGACGGCACCGTCGTCCGATTCCATGAGGCGGTTGGAACCGTCAAGGCTAAGCACCTTGTTGAGGTAATTGCTCAGGGCTGCACCGTTGAATCGGCACCCGCAATTGCACCAGCAAAGAACGAGCTTACCGATGCCCAGAAGGCTGAGTTGGAGAAGGTTTTCGGCAAGGCCGAGTAATTAACTCCGTAGTTTGCATTGGGGCTCGCAGGACACTTATTAGGTGCCATGCGGGCCCCATTGCTTTAGGATGGACACATGATAAAAGTTACCGTAAACATCGCTGACCCTTCGGCATCGGCCGCCGCATACACCAGCATCCAGATCGGCAGAGCCTCGACCGAGGAGTACGCTAACGCCCAGAACGGAACATTTAGCAATTTGGGCTCGCTAATATCCCTTGACTCAAAGGTTGGGGTCTACAACTACACCGACTCAGGTTATCCAACCAACTATTGGTACACCTACAGGCTTTTCAACACGGGAACATCCGCGGCAAGCGCATGGGCAACTGCATTCCAGGGCAAAGAGATGGGCTACCTCACGGTCTCCGAGTTTAGGGAATACGAACTAGGAGCCCTTTCTTTGCCAGACGGAACGGAGTCCACCGACAACAGGCTTGAGAGACTCATAGCGGTTGCTTCTTCAATGGTGGACAGCTACTGCGGGTTCTCTTTCCAGTACCTAGAAAGCACCGAGCAGCACACCTGGAACCAGCAAACACGTAGAGTATTCCCGTACAACTCCCCTATTATATCTGTTGGCTCGCTTGAGGTATTCGTTAGCAACACCCAGAGAGCTACATTCAATAACAGCGATCTTTTCATCAACACTACCCAGAACTATGTTGAGGTCACAAGCCTTGCAAACGTCACCTACTCCCTATTCCCCGCAATTGTCGCGCTCGGCTTGATTAACCCGGTAGCAAAGATTGTCTACACTCATGGGTATAAGGTGACCCCGCACGAGATCAAGGATGCGACTGCTCTGATTGCAATTGACCTTGCCGCCAGGGACTCCCTGTACCAGAGCGGAATGGGTCTGCTAACAAGGCTTACGGTTGGAGATACCACTATGGAAAGACTCCCACAGGTGTCTGCCGGAAGGTATT